GTTCGCCTGGCTCGTGATCCAAAAGAAATTACGGTGCTTGAAGTGGTTGAAGCTCTTGAAGGCCCCCTGGCCTTGAATGAGTGTTTATTGGAGGATAGTGCTTGTGAATTCCTCAGTGAATGTGGAACGCATGATGTATGGGATGAAGCCCAAGCCGCTATGGCAAAGGTCCTGCGCTCAAAGAATCTAACAGATCTTACCCGATAAACGCACACAGGTTATGAGACCAAAAGAGATCAGAATGCTTTCCATTAAGGAAGGAAAGAACCACGTCGAATTACTAACTCTTGAAGTAGCTACTCAAATTGAAGAAAAGTATTTGAATGCTTCCCGACTATTTCAGAAGCTAATCACTGCAACTGGCCATATTAAATTGATCACCCATATTGTACCTTAAGGGGATTGAATATGGCAATCGAGAAAATGGGGGAAAACTATTACGAGAAGACCACCCTTAAAGATGGTACTATAAAAATGCACCGTCTTTCAGTTGAGGAACTCCCTTGGACACCGAAGGAAAGGCCAGACACTCCAGATGATATAGTTCGAATCAGTTACAGGTGTCGTGGTTGTGAGAAGGCTTTCCATCAAAACATTCCACCAAAAAAGGGTGACGCCAATATGACTGAGGTGGCAAGACATTTTATGTACTGCGAAGGTGGAGTAGACTATAGATACTTAAAACGATGGGAATTTGAAGATTAAAACGCCTCAGCCCCAGATATAATACCTGGTCCGATTAGATCATGCGCAACCCCCATCATTAGCGCATCACTATAATCTGGCGAAAAATTCAACCTCTTTTTTATATCATCCTTCGAAAGTACCGTGATCATTTTATCCCCATCCACTTTGTATCGGTGTGCAGCCAGGTCCTCTCTCAGCCTTTGATGATCTGGAATCTGGATCAACTCATCCTTAAAAAGGTCCCGGAGCCTCCAGTAGCCCTGGGACCGAAGGTTCCGAAACGTAAATGCCGTTCCCCCTTGGGGTTTGGGCTTTGCTCCAGAAATGAACTCACGGACTTTGAAGCTTTGGGCACGCAAGTTATCGACCACACCAGCACCCAAGCCAACACCATCCACAACGATCCGGTTTCCAGGGATTCTGTTCTCAATCGCATAAAGTGAAACCCTACTGGAAAGAGTGTGGGTATCCATGCCTTTGAATGTCTCCTGGTTGTAAAGAGTCACCACCTGGTCGTCCTCGAAAATGTGCGAAAGCACTGAAAGGTCATCGCCATACCGAGCGACGTCCACTCCCAATCCTTGAGTCCCTGCCAGCCTGGGCCTGGAATCATAGGTTGCATTCTTCACCCACCGGTACGGAACAAGCTGCGCAGGATCATCTTTCGTATCCCACCGGCCAAGGATGTACCGTTCCCATTCGTCTGGAGTGAGAACGTTCTGCAGGTCATCAATGTATCCAGGAGGAAGGTAGGGGTTTTCTGTAGGTAGGGCCGGGATAAAGGCATGGTTCTTCAGCTTTTGATCGTGGAATCTCCGCTTCACCCATGAGTCCTCTGGATTGCAGGTAAGCATGATTCTTTTCGGTGGTCTGATACCGCTTGGTAAAACCCACCGCCCAACACGAGTTGACAAGATTCGGAAAGCCTTCTCGTCTACCTCGTCTGCCTCTTCAATACAAGCCCATCCAACTTCCAAACCTTTCAGCTTGTTAAGCTCGGGATCCTTGGTGATATCTGCTTCGAGAAACTCAATAACAGACCCATTGATCAACGTGATTATCATGTCCGACCGGTTGAAGGATTTGATCAGCTCGGGAGGGCAGACACGTAAGAAGGTCATGAGGGTGGTCTGTTTGAGTCGCTTGAGGGTCTTTCGGATAAACACCCCACGGTTCCCCGGGTACTTCATGGAGAGGTCCACCCCTTCACCGGAAACGGCGTAAGATTTCCCTCCGCCCATAGCTCCTCCATACAGCCTGAATAGCTGGGGAGCTTTGTGGAACTCTACTTGTTTTGGGTGTGGAGTATAATATTGGGCTGCATTGATGATCATTCCGTCAGCTCATCGTCGGCGGTGGACTCTTCCGCTGGGAGTGGGTCCGGTTCCGGTACGGCACTTTGATAAATGATGGTTTGTTCGGATTCCACCTTTTGGATTTTCAATCCCAGAAGCTCATCCACCTCCTTCAAAGCTTGAATGGCTCCCTTGTAGTCCTTGTCCTGAATCAACCTTGAATAGAGGAAATTCAGCTTGGCCAGCGATTGTCCTAGAGCCTGTGACTGAAACCCCTCTTTGATTTTCTCGAATTCCTCCAGGGCTTTGTTCATGTACCGTTGGACAGTCCTGCGGGTGATGCCATATTTATTGTCCAGGGTTGACGTTATTTGCCTTGACCGTGCACCGATCACCAGCAAGTCAACAATATCCTGGATCGCCTGTTCTCGTTCTTCTTTGGTGAGTTTTGGTCCTGGCATACTTGCCCTACCTTCGGAAAATTATGCGACAACTATTTTATTTGAGATTTTTAAGCACGTTTCGGAGCTGGACAATCTGTGCGATCAGGTTGGCAGCACTCGCTTTTGAGACGTCCTCGATATCCAGCATATTTCGCCCTTCTTCGGGGGTCAAAATCTGATCCTGGACAAGACCACGAACGTTTTCAACATCGGAAGTGTCTGAGCTTAGATCGATGCCACGGAACTTGATGCGCATCCCAGACTCTTTGAGCAGTGTACCATTCAGGACTGTCTCGAAAAGTCGCTGCTTCGGTGAAACAGAGACCTCCTTGAAGATTTTCAACTGCTGTTCAGCCTCGCCTCCACCACCCAGGGAACCGGATGTGATTACACCCATTACTCTGGGAGGAACACCGTGGCCAGAGAGAACTTCGTCACGAATCGAGGTCCGGAGCTTTTGGAAGTCTGCATCCTTCACCTCGGCCATGATCTTTTCGAAGCGCACCTTGATGTTGGGGTCGTTGATTGGGAGGTACAGCGTCTTATGGGAGTTGTCTATACCCTTCACGGTCTGGGTCAGGAAGTCTCGCACCAGAGCTTTGGTGGGTCCGTCGAACTCTCCCCCCTCCACAATAACCGCCAAGGCAGGGATTGCATTGTTCCTAAAGAACCGGTAGTTCCATTCAACGGCCAGGGCATCCAGGATCATGGATCCCACCGCACCTATCCAGTCTGGCCGACCGTAATAGGTGGAACGATTCGATGGATATTTGAAACGGATCATCTGATTCTTGGCACGATCACTTGTTTTCTTCGCACCGTAGGGTTTGAAGTGGACCGTTTTGCCATTCAACTCCTGAATGAACGTATCCTTCGTCCGGTTGAGATACATCGTTTCACCAGGAACCCAATACAGCTCTGCAGGGTCACCTTTCCGTGTCTGGATCACCTCGATGTGACCACCGCCCACTTCCTCGAAGTCCATGTAGGTCGATAGAATTAATTCATGAAAGCTCTCAAGGGGGTTGGCTGTGACGAGGAAAGCCGGCCATTTGTCCTCGGGGACGTACTCACCCTTTTCGTCCAGTAGATCAAAACCTAACCCTACAGCAGAAACGGCTTTGAAGCTGATCGCCTTATGGTGGTACGTGTTATCGATGGTTTTGAGCGCTCTCAGGTTTATCGGGTGAGGGATGATATTTTCCTGTTTGACGATCTCATCATTAAGCTGTGAACTCGCCTTTTTCACTGACGCAAGCGAAGGTCCGGAGTCCAGACCAGTTGTCAAGGTGATGATTTCTGCAGTTGGCTGTGCGTCACTCATGGGCTTCTCCTTCGTGATTAAAACTTCCATGTGCCAATGTACCCACCCTTCAAAATCCTCTTTTGCATGAATTGGTCAGGGATAGTGATAATGATAGATGTGACCGTCACACTCTTTCTGGGGAACCGGCAGTTCGGAAATTCCCACCATGCGAAGAAAAGTCACCAAGACTACCAAGCTCAAAGACCTCACGGTTGAGTTCATTTCGATCGTACCAAGCGGTGCGAATCAGAAGCAGATCATCCACAAGGACGAAAACGGCCTCGAGACCATTCAACTCCGGATCCTTAAAACGGACACCGAACAGCGCATGGTTTACGGCCTTGTGTACTCGCCTGGTACGCCAGACGATGCCGATACCCAAGGTGATTTCATGGAGGCAGGGGATATCAGAAAGACCGCCTTTGACTTCATGGCCAATGCCCGTGTCCACAACGTGGATTCAGATCACGATTTCAATGCTGGCAAGGGCTATGTCGCCGAGTCCTGGATTACCAAGGCAGAAGGTGACTTGAAGGACCCGCTGTTCCCCGATGAACCCGAAGGTTCGTGGGCAGTCGGTATCTATGTCAATGATGACGAGGTCTGGGAAGGGGTCAAAACTGGAGAATTCAACGGTTTGTCAATGGCTGGTGTAGGTGTCAGAGAAACCGTGGAAAAATCAACCCTGAAAAAGTTCACCGAGAAGCTGCAGGAAATCAAAAAGGGTGTGAAGGATTTCTTCAACCGGAAGCAGCTAAACCAGCTGGTCTGGGCCTTTGAGGATGCTGTTTGGGCTGTCTTTAATGATGACGCCGTCGTCGACAAAAAGGCTGCAGTAAAAGAGCAGGTGAATGAATTCGTTGAGGTCTTGGATTCGATGATTCTTAAGTCCGGTCTCGGCAAGGATGCAATTGAAAATTTGAAAAAGGCTCATGAGGCAATTGGAAGTCTCCTGGGTGGAACCACTGATCAAGAAAAGGAGATCGAAAAAATGACCGAAAAAACTGTCCAGGCTCCTTCTCAGTCCACTGAGGAGTCGATTGAAAAAGCTGAGGGAACCCCCGAAGTGAAAAAAGTTGATGACATCGCAGCCATCGTGAAGTCTGCGGTTATCGAGGCCGTAAAGCCTCTGGAAGATCGCATTTCGAAGCTGGAGGGCTCGCCTGCTTCAACCAAAGCGTCTGAGGAAGTGAACAAGTCCGAGGAAGAAATTCCTCACACCATGTTCCTCGGTTAACCCGAGCCTGAATCATCGAACCTGAAATCCTAGAGGAACAAAAATCATGACCGTAAAAGAATTTTTGCAGCAAGTCCAGAAGGGTGCAATCACCACTTCCGTCGGTGGCCAGATGTCCACCCAGGACGCAAACAGTTTTATCAACCTGGTGAAAGAGAATAACCCCCTGTATGGCACAGAGGTTCAGCTCATTCCCATGACCGCACCTTCGAAGAGAATCGAGATCATTGATCTGGCCAGTCGCATCATGCGTTCCGGTGTTGAGGGTGTTGCTCCGACCGACACATTCTCCCCCACCATCTCCAACCGAACACTTGAGGTGAAGGAAGTCCTTCTGCCTTACGATGTGACCTTCGATTTTCTGGAAGAGAATATCGAGGCTCAGGATGCCGATACACTCCTGCAGAAGATGTTTACCACCCAATTTGGAAATGACCAGATTGATCTCTCCATCAACGGGGATGAGGCACTGGCCGAGACGATTACCGATACGACTCCTGCCGATGGTGTTGATGATACAACCGGTCTCACCCAGACCGATCACACCTTCCTTCGCATCAATGACGGATGGGTGAAAAAGCTGAAAGCCGATGCTGCCGCTCATACTGCAGTGCTTGGTGACTCCACATCCCGTGATTACAAGGGAGATGTTTTCCCAGCCCTGATCGACAACCTACCGGAGAAATACCAACGTGATCTCAGCAAGCTGAGTTTCTACGTGAATCCGGCTGCTGAACGTGCCTATCGTCGCCAGTTCTCCGCTCGTGAAACTGCCCTGGCTGATGCCATTCTGACCGAAGGTCGTCGGGTCCGTTATGAGGGTATCGATATCGTGCCTGTCCCCGGTTGGCCCACTCATGTTCCTGTGCTTTCCGCCAAGCTGAATTTTGCAGTTGGTATTGGCCGGAGCATTCGTGTCGGACGCCAGGTTCAGGAACGGAAACGCATTATCGAGTACACCATTACGGCCAAGACCGATGCGGAATACGCAGTCGGCGATCAGATCAGCTACACCGTTCTGACAGATTAACACATCCTACCTCCGGATTGATATAGAGGGGAGAGCGTCGTGAACTCTTCCCTCTTCAACCGGTGGGATTCATCAATAAACCAAGGAGGTATGCAAATGGCTGAAGAAAAGCAGTCCAAACAGGACACCACGAAGCAGGATGCTCCCAAAGGTGTCATCAAGGTCCTGACTGGAAAAAATGAAATCCTGTTGGTTTCCAAAGGAAATCGGAAGGTCAAAAAGGGTTCACCCGTGAACTTTACTCCTGCCGAGTGGAAAGCCCTTCCTGAGTATTACAAGAGCCTGTTTTCGGATCCCGCTCCGAAGAAAAAGGAAGAGTAGTCCTCTCTCATGTTTACGAGCGCTGCAGCAGTTATCACCGAGGGTAATCTCACAGGTCTGAGCGAGACCATCATCACCCCCCATCTCAAGAAGGGGGAGGTTGATTTAAAAAAGCTCGTCCTAGTGGCAACCCTCGATCTCATCACTGGGCCAACCGACCCATACGATGCGACGGATAAAGACGTGGTCACTGCTGCAGAATCGCTGCTCGTTTTAGCCCATGCACTCCCCAAGCTGGTAAATCTGGCAGGTAAAGATGGTGGACTTACTCGCACCCAGGGATTGGGCGACTCTCAAACCGCTTTTGTAAGCCACCGTGAAGCCGTCTCAATGGCGAAAGATTATCGTGCCCAGGCTGTGCGTCTGCTAAAACCCTACATGGAAGAAATGCCGGAAGGTGCTGTCAGTGCAGGAGGGTTTGACCTATGGGCCGTATAAAGCTCAAAGTCACGGACAAACCGGCGATTCTTGACGCTAAAGCTGCTCTCCTGCTCGCCCAGGACCTCGACCGGCATACAAACCGTGAAGGCAGTCTCCTGGTCGGGAAGGTGAAACAACGCATCACCAAAATGAAGAAGGTGGATCAAGGAGAACTCCGCAAGTCCATCTCATACGAAACTCGTAGAAACGGCCCCAGAAATGAACTGAAGGTAGGACCCAGTGCCAAGCACGCAATTTTCATCCATGAAGGGACAAAACCGCACTGGGCTCCCCTTGGATCACTCCTGCTCTGGGCAAAACGAGTCAAGCCGAAACTGACCCCCGTCGAGCGCACCTTTTTTGCCAAAAGGGTCCAATTCAAGATTGCACGGTACGGAACTGAAGCACACCCATTCCTGGCAGAAGTGTTCGAAGAAGAATCCCCCAACGTGAGGGATCGCTTCCACGGTGAAGTACGAAAGATTTTAAAAAACCGGTTCAACCTCTCCCTCGGGAGTACTGCATGAACATTAATGATTACATGGTGCTCATTGTAGCACTCATACAGGCAAACCTCGCCGATTTAGGCTTGAGTGCGGTTCACGACCACCACGACCTATCAGATGAAAGGGTGACCGGCAACGTGGCTTTCATCGACCTGGACACTCAGGAGTTCGATTCCCCTGAAGAGGATCGTTTTGCTCTTGAAATGATTGTTCTGTTCACTCGCTCGAAAACTGAGAACCGGTCGGTTGCTCGTGGGAAAGGTGTCGCCTTCGTTGAAAAGTTTAAGGAATTGATCTGGACCGATCTCGGTCACCAGGATTATCCACCGGATGTAAAGGCCACTTATGGCTATGTGAATTTGAATGGGACGCAGGTCTTCGCTGTGAGCTGTGTTCTGACTGTGACGATCTAAAGTAAAGGAGCTACAGATCATGTTAAACAAGGATAAGATTCTCAACGGACCGTTTGAATTTGAGCTGTTCGACGATGTGCCAACATCGGTCATCAAGTTTGAAGGTCTGAAGAAGGACTCTGTGAAATTCGATGTAGAGACCGAGGAGTACTCCGAGGACTTGGAGGACGGTAGCAAAGATCAGGGTACTTATGGCCGGAATGCTGTCTGTGAATTGACCATTTCCGAACTGGATCCCACCGACCTCGCACTCATCGAAGGTGGAACCGTGGATAATGCCGAAATTCGGTTCACGGCCAAGGGCAAGAAGGTTTCTCTGCCATCTATGGATTCTATCTCGATCTCAGTCGAAAACTTCAAGACCAAGATAAAGATTCGGAAGTCTCTGGCTATTGGCCAGGCGCTCACCGACGCCTTCACCATCGCTGCCATTTAGGTGATGAATGCTGGTCAGGGGTAAAAAGAAGGGGAAACCACAGGTCTCTCTAAATCAACCCGAGAGGGTGATGATGTATACCCCCGACGGCACGCTGATCTCAGTCCTCCGAAAAAAGGTGGGGGTGAAACTGAAGCAGAATTTCTCTTTCGCTGACAGAGAAACACGTAAAGCCGATCAGAAGAAAAGGTCTATGTGAGATGACCCTGGAAGAACGCAGACAATTAGAGGTCCTGACTCATGCGGTCAATGATCTGAATGTGAAGGTCACCCAGGGGCTAACAGAGCTCAAAACGGAGCTCAAATCTTACCCACAGGTGAAGGATCAAGTCTTTACAAACAAAGATCGAATTACGCAGCTAAAAACGGCAGGCGGCGTGACAGTGGCGATCCTAACCCTATTAATAACGGCTGTTGGAGCCGTTGCGTCTGTAGCCGCTCTGCAATGAAACGAGGTGTGAAATGAGAAAACGAATTAACATGATTTTCCTGGTGATGATGATCCTCCTGATCGGAGCCTTCACCATTTTAGATGCACAAGATTCCCAGGTTCGACCCAAGAAGGAACTCACCACTGAATTTGTCCTGGATACTAATGTTCAACCTGCCACAGATATCCAAATCCAGGAAGAGCCTGGGGCTATCATTCAAGACATGGAAGGAATGGACCCTGTTGGCGATTGGCTTAGCCAGTTTGCCTGGTATCAGAGAATCGAACGATTCCTGCCTGGCCTGATCCTTCTCGGGTTACTCCTTGGCAAGGTGGCAAAGTACACCCCTGGAAAACAGGATGACCTCATCTCTGGAGCTTTGCTTCTCATAGGTCGATTGCTAAGAAAAACACCCAAGAAATGAACCGCTTCCACCTTCATAGGGTAAGCAGTAGCCACAAGGTTACGATGGGAGCTCTGGTCCACCAGGGCATTCCCATTTTAGTAACTCTTGAACCTCCCTGGAAGTTTAATAGGCCATTCGAAAGCTGCGCCCCTGAAGGCGTGTACATCTGCGAGCGATACATTTCGGAGCATTATCCCGTGACCGCACTCGCCTGGCAGGTGAAGGACGTGACCGGCAGAACGAGCATGCTCATTCACGCTGGAAACACCGTCAAGGACTCAAAAGGTTGCACTCTACCTGGAACCGGTTTCGGTGAAATCGAAGGTGAACCAGCAGTCCTTAATAGCAAGGAAGCTCTCCGGATCCTTAACCAGGTGACCGGTGGAGAGCCATTTGAATTGATAATTCACGGAAAGTGAAAGGAATAGCATAAATGCCTCCCTCATCGAAAACCGTCCACGTATACCAGGACACAACGCTTAAAGCCTCTCCAACTGTCAACCAGACCACTGGTGCTTGGGATGCTGGAAATGTCTCATTCTCATCTGGTGATCATGCACTGAAAGCTCGAGCAGAGGATATCGCCGGTAACTTCTCTGGGTACACCCAGAAGAATGTCCGCTTTGGGGATACGAACGTCCCATCGATACCGGACCTGCTTGACGATTCAGGGGAAAGTTCTATTGATAATATCACCAACGATGACACCCCTAGGATAAAGGTAACGCTGACCCTTCCCATCCCGGCAGGGGCTTCAGCCGTTGCGCAGGCATCGGTTGGGAAGCTCGTTTTGATGGATGCGGCTACTTCGGCTGAGATTGCCAGTGAGGTGCCCATCTACACGGCACCTAATATTTTCAATTACACATTCCAGCTTTCTGCTTTGACCGATGGGATTCATGGGTTCAGGGCGAAATGGAGTGATGCTCTTGACAATCCCTCAGCAGCCTCAAGCGCTTTGGAGATCAACGTGGATACTCAGGCTCCGGATGTGCCTTCCATCACCAGTGTCGTGGATGGTCAGGTTTTCGTCGGAACCTCCATCCCAGTTTCGGGATCCGCTACCTGATAGCAGCCTGACAGGTCCGATGTATGAATCCAAGGGGAGGGGCCGGTCCCTTCCCCTTTTTACTATAGGATGATTTGAGATGTCTTTTCAGACAATTGACCTGGGAACCCAGGGGACACAGTCGGGAGATACTATTCGAAACGCCTTTCTGAAGGTGAATTCCAATTTTGTTGATGCTCAAACTCAGATTGATGGGAAAGCTGATGCTGGGCATGTTCATGATTCACGCTATTACACACAAAGCCAGATTAATGCGGGATTTCTTCCTCTAGCCGGTGGGGACCTTACAGGCCCCATCAATCTCAACATGGCCGCAGGTGGCATGGGCTTGAATCTGTGGGGAAACAATCAGGACATCGACTTTCGGTTAGGGCATGGAGCACTCCCCTCTGATCGTCAATATGGCTACTTCTGGCGATACAAAGGAACAGGTGCAGGAAACCTAAACGGTTTAGAATTATGGACAGAGGGCCAGACTGGTGTAGATATACAAGTATGGGGTGTCACACAGGATGGAATTCTTGATTTCAAAGTTGCTCCCAAGATTAACGGATCGACAATCGGCACAGTGCACTCACATCCCTACCGCTCTGATTCATGGGTCCCTGCATGGACGGATATCACTGGGAAACCATCGAGCTACCCCCCTTCGAGCCACACGCACTCCTTGGGTGAAGTAAGTAACTCAGAGACCGGCGGGGAGCTGATTGCAGCAGATGGGGCCGGAGGTTTGACCGGATCAGGGAAGCTCGCAGATGGGCTGTTCATGCTCGACAACCCCCTCAGTGATATTTTTGACGTCACAATCTCATTAGTCGGTAATGGCGAAATACTTCAATGGAATTCAACTCTCGGTGAGTGGATTAATCGGACCTTGGCCGAGGCTGGTATTTCAGCTGTTCATAGTCACCCATATCGTGCAAATACTTGGGTACCATCCTGGTCTCAAGTTACCTCTAAACCGTCCACCTTTACCCCGTCCGCCCACAATCAGGCGATTTCCACAATCACGGGACTGCAAACAGCCCTGGATGAGAAAGTGCCATCCACAAGTGGGAAAGTGGTTGATCTAGATTTTGATCCATCTGTAGGTGAGCTATATGTTCGATTTAGCGACGGAACCTGGTGGGGATCAGGAAAGATTTTTAATAAGATTTGATCATGAGCGATACTTACAAAGTCAAACTCTATCTCCAGGTTGGGATCAATCCGGACCCAGGCACAGACACCTTGATAGGGGAGGATCTGACTTTTCCCTCGGATCAATTCGATATCATCATTGCATCACTCCCAGAGGGTCGTCACACCATCTATTCTGTGGCATATGACCTGGCCGGAAACCAATCAAATATTGATGATAAGGATATTGGGTCCCTCCCCAACCCTATGCGTGTGTCGAGTTTGGTCGACTGGAAGGTAGGAGAACTTCACCTGATGCAGATAGGAAACTTTAGTTCATGAAGAACCCATACGAAATCCTCACCCTGGGAATCTATGAGATGATCGGTGGGTCCCCGGATCCTCAAAACGACACCCTAATCGATTCGGTTCAAATCCTCCCTCATTTGAGCACGAATTGGGATATGGGGTCAGAGAACTTTTCTATTGGGAACCATAGCATTTATTCAGTCTGGACGGACCGGCTTGGAAACGTCAGCTGTCCCTCCCAGGTGATCAGTTTCGAGGTGCAATAATGGCTCGACAAATTGTAAAAACTCAATCTGAAATCCTCTGGAGCTTTGACAGTCACGAAGTGATCTACAAAGAGGGTATCGTCGAGCTGTCCTTCATCATGAAGAACCCACGTGGCTACAAAGCAAGCCTAACCACCTTCCAGTTTTACAACGAGTATGCTGCAGAGTGGGTCCCTGCGTCCCTGGATGCCGTTCAGTATGTATCACTCGGTGGGTTTCCCTTGACAGGTAAATTTGAACGTGTGATCATCCGATGGGACTGTGCTTCCGACCTTCGCATCATGAAGGTTTTTCAAAACGTACGCTTTGCCGTGGCTTTCAATGATCGTGAAGAACTGATCGGGACAGAGACCGAACTCAGAGAATACACCATCCCTGAGATTGATTTCACTATCCAGGATGAACCCAGGATCATCAAACCACACTCAAATGATCCTTACTTGATCTTCGAATTTGTAAACCCCAAGTCCATCCGTGATGCCCTGCTGCATTTCAAGCTGGAAGTGGACACGGTAGACACTTTCGACTCTCAGGAGCTGATCATGTTCAACTCGTATGATGACCAGACGGGTTGGAAATACGATGTGAATGGAGTCTGGACCAATTTGATTCCAGAAGGACTCTCTGGCCTCTCGTACTGGAAATTCAAATTCGAGGATGCAAGCCTTACGGCCCTCACTGGTGGCGACTATTATTTCCGGATCACCCCGATCCTTTCCCAGATCAAGGTCCACTTCAATTCGATTGCAGACGGACAAGTCTTTCAAACCACGACGATCCCAGTGAATGGGTACGTTGAAATACTCGATTAACTCAGGAGGTAGAATATGGAAAAGTCAGAATTTGAACTTGTAAAAGAATACACCCTACAGGGGGTTGAAGTATGGCAGCATGAACTCACCATTGGCCAGGATATCGACCTAGCCGAACTGGTTGCAAAGCTCGGTGGTGTTGATTGGAAGAACCTGAAAGGGGTCCTGGCTGCTCTCAAGAAGGATGGATTATTGGGCGAATTCCTGGGAGTAATCCTGGAAGGCAATGTGTCAAAGATCGATCCCTTGAGACTTACCAACTCCCAAGTCTCGGAGGTGGCTCAGGATTTTTTCGAATTAAACGGGACAGGGATCGAGAGCTTCAAGAATTTATTCAATCAAGTGACCACCCTCCCAGAGCTGGAGGCCCAGACGGTGAGCTGAGAGACCTCCTAAGTGAGCTTGGTGAAGAACCAGACGAAGTTGAGACACTTCAAAACCTGGTTTACTCCCACGTAGAAGGAGATCCGATCAAAGGCAGGCAAGTGTTCAGAGTGATGAAAACGGTGGATTTGTTGAAATGGAACGAGATAGCAGGAAGGTTTAACAATGGCTCTTGATAATGCGTTGGTCCTGCGGATCATCACCGACATCGAGGATATGGCTGGAGACCTTAAGCGGCTTGGGGTCCGGATGGATCAATTTACCGAAAAGGCAGAAAAGCAGGTGGATTCCCTGGGGACCAAATTTGCCAAATTCGGGCTAGCCATCCAAGGGGCAAAAGAAATGATCATGATAGCCACTCGCACAGTGGAACAGTTCATCAGTCCGGCAGCCCGACTCCAGGAAGCCATGCTCGGTGTTCAAAAAACCACCGGTCTTACTAACACAGAGCTAAAAGACCTCGAAGTCCGCCTGGTCAAACTTTCCATTGTCACTGGCCAACCTGCCGAGGACCTGGCCAGCATTACAGAACAAGCAGGGCAGTTGGGAATCAAAGGGGTTGAGAACCTCGATGCTTTCACGAAGACGGTATCAAAGATGGTGAAAACCACTGACCTCTCCGTGGAAGAAGCCGGTGCGAGGATGGCCCAGCTTGCCAACGTGTATCGCCAACCCATCACTGAGGTTGAAAAAATTGGGGACGTGATCAATGAACTTTCTAACAATACCTCCGCAAGTGCCAGGGACATTGTTGAAGGTGTGCGCAGAATCGGAAGGGCCGGTGAAGAACTGGGATTTGGATTCGCTGACATGGCTGGTATCTCTGCCACCCTGAAAGAGATGGGTGTCGATGCCGAGCGTGGTGGAACCGCAGTCCGTAATGTGATGATCCGACTGCAGACTCAGAGCAGTGTGATTGCCAAGCAGATGGGTATCAGCTCTCGGGAATGGAAGTCGATGGTCTCCACCGACGGGAAGCAAGCTCTGTTGGCATACCTGGATGCACTATCCAAGATGGACCAGGTCGCTAAATCAGAAGCCATCGCAAAAACTTTTGGCCAGGAAGGGTATCTGGCTGTCAACTCCCTAGCCGGTTCAGTAGGCATGCTCAAACAGAACATGGAAATGGCCAACGAGCAATTCCGGACAGGTGGATCCCTAAACTCTGAATTCGCAAACATGATGCAGGGTATGACCGCCCAAGCATCCAGATTCGCTCAAGGAGTGAAGGCCATCCTCATAGGCTGGGGTAACATTGCACTTCCCTATCTCACAGAAGCCTTCCGGTGGATGGCAGACAATATTCATCGATCTGGAGAGGCTCTTCTGTGGACCTGGAATATTCTCCGGCCATTTGCCTATGCTGTTGCCTCCTATGTCGTGATCGAACAGTCGTGGGTGGCTATTCAAAAACTACGAGTGCTGTGGACCCAGAGAGCAGCCATCGCCCAGAAGGGCCTTAACTACGTCATGAAGATGAATCCAATCGGGTTGATCATTAGTGCACTCGCTTTGGCCGTAGGAGCGTTCCAGTCTTTCGGTGGGAATATGGGCAAGGTCAAGTCCATGTTCTTCGCACTCTGGGCGACGGTGAAGGACTTTGGCCGGAATTTCACCGCTATCATGAACATCGTTTGGATTGGTGGCACGTCAATTTTCCGTGGACTCTATTATGTCATACGTGAATTTGCCCAGAGGTTCAAGGACATTTTCGGAAGCATAGGTGACATGGCGAAGGGCTTCTGGAAGATCATCACTGGGGACTTTGAAGCAGGTTGGGAAATGATGAAGGCTGGAACTGCAAACCTCGCATCGAGTGTTGGTGACGGGTTTAAAGCAGGCCTTGAGAACTTGGCAAATGATTACCAGGATGCCTGGGATAAAATGAACTGGTCAGAATCCGAACAAGCTTGGCACGAATTCGGTGTGATGTCCTGGTTCAAAGTGAAAGAGGGCATTGAACAGGCCTCGGAAAACAATCCTCCGGATATCAAACTCCCATCACTTGATGGGGGTGATGGCGAGAATCCCATCCCTGAACCTGAACTTGGACCCTGGGGACAGAAACTGGATGAGTTTGGGATTAAGGTTCAGAGCTTTTCTGCTTCTGCAAGGGATGCATTCGTGTCTCTTGGGTCCAGTGCGATGAGTGCAGGCAAGATGGTCCAAGGTGCACTTGACCAGGCATCAAAAGCATTCCTCGACTACCTCTGGACGAATTACATCGCAAAGAAATTCATCCGGCAGAAGGAGCAGGTCGAGGACACTGCAGCTACCGCCGTCTCTGTTGGGAACTCGGCCACCAGGACAACAGCTAATACAGTTGAAGCAGGAACAGGACTACTCTCGTCCGTTTCAGCTATACCCTTCCCCTTCAACATTGCTTTGATGATCGGTGGAATAGCTCTGTTGTTCAAACTCATCTCCGGGATAAAAGGGAAAGCTAAAAAGGTCCCTGCAATGGCCACCGGTGGTGCGACTTTCGGACCCCAACTTGTTCTGGCCGGTGAAGGTAATGACCCTGTTGAACTGTTTGCACCCCAGAAGGATTTCCTTACCTACGCTCGGGAAACCCTAACTCCTAAAATCTTGGGCCAAGTGCGTGGAAATACAACTCAACCCACCCTCATGGAAGGGGTAAAAGAGCGTTTAGACAAGCTAATCGGATTGGTTTCAAAAGAGTCAAGAACCGTTGTTCGTGGCCGTGATATCCATCTTATTCAGAACAAAATGCAGAGAGGACGTCTGTGAGCCTTCAGGTCATCATAAACGGCACTGATCGCTCTCGGTTTATTGAGAAGGACGGTTTCCCAGAAGCCTTTGAAGAATCGCTCAAGGGTGAAGGTCACAGCGAATACCAAGTCAAAGAGTTCGATCTACCTCTCCGAACTCATGGCTGGTCCGTTTCTGAAAATCAGGAAGTGCTAATCCGGATCCGTGAGACCGGCGAACAGCTTCTACGGGGCCGAGTAGATTCGATTGACAACGCTTTGGCGGATGTTGTCACAGCAACGGTCTATCCAGAGGCAATTGTCCTGAAGGATACCAAGGTCGGTCTGAAAAGGAACCTGAACGATTCCTCCTGGGCTGATGGTGATCCCGAGGACGACGATGACGATATCGTCCAAGACTTCAAGACCGATGGCATAGAGAATGTCAGAACCATTCTTGCGAAAGTTCTGCAGGACGTAAACCGGCAAAAAGGGACCTCCTTTTGGATCGATGCCGAGAGTTGTCCCGATCCACCCAGTGAGCATTCAAATAGAACCCGTTTCATCGGTTCTGAACTCATGGCCGTTGAAAAAGACGGAATTATTGGGATGCTGCTCGATGTTCTAACCGGTGGGCTCGGGGATAATTTCGACGATTCTGTTTACTTCCGGTACAATGGTGAGAACCTATTTCTGGTCCATCATGACGGTGGGTTTCACCGGCGTAAAATTTTAAGCGAAGGACAGTGGGTTAATGTCTCCTTTTCCAAGACATGGAAAATACTTGGTACTGAGTTCGGGTTCAACTTTGGCAGGATAAAGGTTCCCTCAGAAGATGTCTACATCCCTGTGCCCTCCATGATTTCACGCTACTATCTTTGCCAGAGCGGTGGACTTGATCTTCAGGAGGAAGCTACCTACTTCCCTGTTTGGCCATTTAATCAGTCCAAGCCTAGTGAAGGGTTCATGGGATCGGAGCTGAATGACATAGCTTCGGAAAACTTGGGGAATGTGAATTTTAGAGCTGAGTCATACTGCGATGAAAATGCGCTCTTTGGTCCACTTGTGCAAATGGCGATGGATACCGATTCTCGCAACACATACATACGGTTGGAGGCTCGTAGACAAAACCGACTCCGTAGAACTGCCTTTATCATGGTATTCGAGACAGCCTTTGATTTCAACTATGCTGCGCATTACCGGAATACATCTGCTTCACAGATCATAAAAGACCTAGCCACCGTGACCGATCGCTGGTTCTATGTCGATGGACAATCTCGACTCTGGTTTCTTCCACGAGGAACCGGAAACGGGACTGTGGATATCCCTCGCAAACAGGTTCTCTCGCTGAATAAGAAAACTACCAAGACCGATGACTTAAATTTTGATTTGAACCGCTACGAGGAAGACAGCGATGGACGTGTAAATAGCTACGGTTTGAAGCTCCGCAAGAACGAGTTCGAAGCAGTTAAACGGATCCTCAAAGACCGCTACGAGAACAAGACCGTTGTCTCTTACGATCTTGAAGTGCTTAACCCTTCCAATGACATCCAGCTCATGAAAGAACTCACCATCGGTGGCGAGGCTGGCTACGGGACCATCGTGGAACGTGGCAAAGGATTTCTTGAAAACATCATGACCTTAAGGACCGAGAAATATGTATAGAGGATCCGGACCACCGGCATTCCGTTGGAATAGACAGCTTTGGCAATTGCCTCGGGTGCTCCGAAACGAGCGCAAAGAGAAGTACGACCCATTGTCTAAAATCTATGAGAACATCGATGAAGAACTGATCCCTGGCGAACCCAGATTTCGGTTCCTGGGTGAGTACAAATTTGCTCCTATGTCATCCTCGCTTGTGGACGTTCTGATCACCATTTATAACAGGGGTGGTACAATTCGCTGGATTCCTCATTCTGACTTTCCCGTCGTGGCCTATGATGCAATCATTGAGCTGGTCTCGCCTGAGCCGAAGGATGGTCTGAGCATGGTGGACCAGGTGGAACTCAAAATCAAATCAAAGAAACCGGTCAAGAAAATTCCGACCGTTGACAATATGCTGGGCTGTGTTCGGCTCACTCGAATCTGCGTAATCAATAATACTTGAGAGGTGAATGATGGCTGGAAGATTCCCATTTGGAATATTTGGACAGGGAACGGATGAATTGATTGCCGGACTCGAAGTAACGATCAAACGTGACTCGGATGGAACGGTTGTAGGCAGGACGCACAATCCTGGCGGAGGTGAACAGCAGGTAGCGGACAATAACGACGGAACCTACTTTGTGGACGATCTGCCCACTGGCGATTATTCCGTTTATGTTGGCTCTGATCTTGTGCCCCAGGACGAGCTCTCAGGCATTCCTCACGTACTGGCCAGCGACGTGACAGGACACATATCAGATGCATCAAAGCACCGAACCATCAATGATGCGGGATCAGCTGCCACTGATCTCTGGTCTGCCCAAAAGATTATCCAGGAGCTATCAGGGAAAGCTTCCGCAGCTCATTCCCATGCCGGTGTTTATGCCACAGCTGGCCACAATCATGATGACAATTATCTTGGACGAGCAGAAGTATTCGCTACAACTCCTTTAGCACAGGGACAGGACATAATTGATTTCCTGGTCCAGACAGCCAATTTCTCCCTGGATGCTTCAGATGGTCACCGATTGAAGCTCATACAGTCCTTTGCCGATGAGACGATCCTGACCGATAATGCATCACTTTGTACGAACATGGAGGCACTGCAATCCGCAATACTTGGCGGGATTAATTCAGTAATAACTCTTACACCGAGAACAACCCACCTCACCGAGGACACAGTGAACGCTGGGAAAATTTATTATAAACACTCTGGCGTTGGTGTGTACAACATGGAGTCAGGTGGGGAACTGGGAATTTATGCTATTCTTCTCGGTCCAACAGGAACACCCATACGGGTTCCTCTAGGAATTGTGTCTTGGTCTCCGCCGGTTCAATAGCTCAACATTGAACCTTCAAGCTGTCATTGCGAACCTTCTTTAATACTCTCACAGTCAATGCAATTGTGCCATGACCAATAAGAATATTGGGGTTAGCTTCTCCTGCCAATGATGGCAAAGAAAAGGAGAGAGTATGCCCGCATATTTTAATTTGAAGATGTACAAACAGAGTAAAGAGTTCCCGATGCCCAAGGAGGCAGCGATTATCCTCGAAAAGATCGGAACCGATAGCGATGGACACCATATCCTGGGTGGAAAATGCGTTAACACCCGGGAAGTTGTTGAGCAAGCTGATGCCATGATAGCCGAACTGGAACGAGTGAAAAAGAAGGCTCAGTCGTTTTTCAAGTAAGCTGGAAGTAAAGTGTATCAAAATAGTATCAAAGAATTTGGCTCGTGGTGTCTCTATATGTCAAAATACTGTGACTGTCCAATCCCTTTATAAAAAGGAAAACCCCTTGTAAATCAAGGGGTTTAGCTGGTGGGCCCACAGGGACTTGAACCCCGAACCGACGGATTATGAGTCCGGCGCTCTAACCAATTGAGCTATGGGCCCTTTTTAATGACGAATTATAAATTATGAATGATGAATTTACAACTCGCTTCAAGCTTTTAAATAATGCTTGGTTCACTTAAGC